GGTCACGCGCAACGCGCGATGTGTTTTTAGATGCGAATTTTTTAAGCAACTTTCTTTCTTACTTTAGGGGGCGGGAAAAGCATGGGTGAAATCGTCAATAAAGCGCGGCTTTCCAAAATCTTGGGTAAGAGCGAAATGACCCTGACCACATGGCAGAAAGAAGGAATGCCGATAAAGGAAACGGGCGGGAAAAAAGGCAAGTCGAATAATTACGACACCGCCGAGGTGATCGGCTGGATGCTTTTGAGATCCAACAACACGGCGCAAGCGATCGAGAAAGCCAAGCTGCGATTGGTGTTGGCGCAGGCCGAGCTGGAAGAACTCAAGGTGCTGGAGAAGAAAGAGGAACTGATCCCGCTGGAGAAGATGCAATACATCCTCACCCACATGCTCGGAAAGTTCCGGGCAAAAATCTTGGCCTTGCCCAGCAAGCTCGCCCCCCGTGTCGCAAATGAAAAAGAACCCAAGAAGGTTGAAAAAATCCTCACCGTCGCGTGCCACGAAGTATTGAGCGAGCTTGCAAATAATGACCTTGAACCTGACACCACGCCAAAAAGCAGCAGCTCAAAAGGCGTTAAAAATACTCGCACCGCCGCCGCTTCTTAAACTATCGGAATGGGCAGATGCGTACCGTTACTTATCCAGCGAGGCCAGCGCCGAGCCGGGTAAGTTCATTGTCGCGCGCGCGCCGTACCAGCGCGAGATCATGGATGCATGCAGCGATGGTGAGGTTGAGGAAGTGATCCTCATCATGGCATCGCAGACCGGCAAAACCGAGATCTTTAACTGCGCCATCGGCTACTTTATCCATCAGGATCCGGCACCGATAATGATGGTGCAGCCCACCAAGGAAATGGGCGAAGCGTGGAGCAAGGATCGCTTGGTACCGATGGTGCGCGACACTCCCGTGCTGAATGAATTGATGCACATCGATACCAAGCGTGACGGGGAAAACACGATACTGCACAAGCGTTTCCCCGGCGGCAACCTCACCATCGCGGGCGCAAACTCGCCCGCATCGCTGGCCTCGCGCCCCAAGCGGATCATGGTGCTGGATGAGGTTGATCGCTATCCGATGTCGGCAAAGAAAGAGGGGCGCCCATCCAAGCTCGCCATCAAACGTACCACCACGTTTTGGAACCGCAAGATCCTGAAATCATCCAGCCCTACTATCAAGGGTGAGAGCGAGATCGAGGATGATTACGAGAGCAGCGACAAGCGGAAATACTGGATCCAATGCCCGCATTGCGGCGAGAAACAAAAGATGCTTTTCGAGCAACTGAAATGGCCGGATGGTGAGCCAGAAAAAGCCGTGTATGTGTGCAGCGAGAACGGTTGCATCATGACCGATGGGGATAAATACTACATGCTCCAGCACGGCGAGTGGCGCGCCGAGGCACCATTCAAAGGCCGCGCGGGTTTCCACCTGTCATCGCTTTATTCGCCCTGGGTAAAGTTTGGTGATTTCGCCAAGCGGTTTGTGGAATCCAAGAGCGACCCCGAGAAACTCAAGGTGTTCATCAACACCGACCTTGCCGAAACATACGAGGAAAACCTTGATGGTGACGGGATCGATGAGAACGAGATCACCAACCGCGTGGAGGATTATGAGCATGCGCCTGCTGGCGTGCTGCTCATCACGGCATCGGTGGACGTGCAGGATGATCGCCTTGAGGTGGAAATCTGTGGGTGGGGCGTGGATGAGGAAAGCTGGTCAATCCAGTACGCGGTGATCCATGGTGATCCAGGCACCAAGCAGGTATGGCAGGATCTCGATCACCTGCTGGAGGAACCCATACAGCATGCGCGGTATGACCCCATGCGCATCGAGTGCGTGTGCGTCGATGCGGGTGGTCACCATGCCGATGCGGTTTATACCTACACCAAGCTCAAGCAGAAACAGGGGCGGCGCTTCTTTGCGGTGCGCGGCTCATCCACCAGCGGCAAGCCCATCATCAGCAAGCCAAGCAATAACAATGCGCAGCGCGTAAAGTTATTTTTCATCGGCACCGATACCGCCAAGGATACTATTTTCTCACGGCTCAAACTCACCGAGGATGGCGCAGGCTATTGCCATTTCCCCGCACACTACCCCGAGCATTATTTCACCGGGCTGGTTTCCGAGAAGCTGGTGAAGCGTTACACCAAAGGCCGCACCACCAAAGCCTATGTAAAGAAAACAGCCAGCGCCCGAAACGAGCCGCTGGATCTGCGCGTGTATAATCTGGCCGCGCTCAAAATCCTCAACCCAAACTGGAAGGCAGTGAAGCTGCTCAAGGAAAAGAACCTCGAAAAGAAACAGGGTGAAAAAAAGCCTCCCCCGCACTCGGCGAACGTACCCCATACTACGAAAGAAAAGCAGCCTGCGAGCAAAGCGCGAAGCAGGAAGAATCAAGGCTTTGTAAACAGATGGCGGTAAATCATGGCCGATACGGCAAGCACAGAACCCGTTTATTTTATCGCGGGCGATACGGTGAAATGGCAGATGGCGCTCGCCGATTACAAGGCCAGCGATGGCTGGGCATTGAGCTACGCACTGCGCGGCCCAAGTAACATCAACCTCACCACCACCGCTGTGGGTGCCGAGCATCTGGTTACCATCCCCGCCGCCACCAGCGCCGCATACAAAGCGGGTACCTATGCGTTTGATTCGTATGTCACCAAGGGCGCGGAACGCTACACGGTGGGCAGTGGCTATATCGAAATCAAGGCCAACCTCGCAACCCTTACCGCATTCACCGACCGACTGCTCACGTTGCAGGCCGATATCGATGCCATCAATGCGTGGATGGGCAAGAACTATAACTATGCCAGCTATGCCATCGGCGGGCGCTCGATGAATAAATACAGCGTGACCGAGCTCTATACCCTGCGCGGCGCAATGATGGCCGAGCTGAGTGGCTTGAAAGATGCCGAGAAAATCCGCCGTGGCCTTGGTACCAGCAAACTTATCCGCGTGAGGTTCAACTAATGTTCGGGCTATCGTTTTGGAAAAAGCGCAAGCAGCAGGCCTCGCGCCCGCCGCTGCAACGTAACTTTGCCGCCGCAAAGATTGATCGGCTCACGCAAAGCTGGGGTGGCGTAACGGGTAATTCCGATGCGGTCACCAGCACCTCACTTGCGCGGCTGCGCGCACGCTCGCGCCAGCTCGCCGTTGATAACGATTATGCCCGCCGCTTTTACAAGCTGCTGCGTTCCAATGTGGTGGGGCCGCAGGGCATCGGCATGCAGGTGCGTGCCATTTACAAGGAAGGCAAAGGCAGCGTGGTGTATGACGATGATGCCAATAAGTTAATTGAAAAGAACTGGTACGAGTGGGCAGGCAAGAAGCACTGCACCGTTGATGGGCGGCTTTCGTTGATTGATGTGCAGCAGATGCTCATCGAAACCGTAGCCAAAGATGGCGAGATCCTCGTGCGCAAGGTGCGTGGCCGTAACTCGGGCAACCCGTTCGGGTTCGCCCTGCAACTGCTGGAGGCTGACCACCTCAACGAGAATTACAACACCACAATGAGCAACGGCAACAAGGTGCGCATGGGCATCGAATACAACGAGTGGGATAGGCCTGTTGCCTACCATGTGTTGAACCGCCACCCAGGCGAAATAGTTGGCACGGCATACCATGCAGAAAAATATGACCGCATCCCCGCCACCGATATCCTGCACCTGTTCTTTTCCGAACGCCCATCACAATCACGCGGATTACCGTGGATGATTTCCGCCATGCGCCGCATGCGCATGCTTGGTACCTATGAGGAAAACGAGCTCGTGGCCGCAGGCGTTGCTGCATCCAAGATGGGGTTTTTCACCTCCACGGATGGCACCGAGTATAAAGGCACCGATGAGGATGCCGATGGCAATCTCATCACCGAGGCCGAGCCGGGGCTGTTTGAGCAACTGCCCGCTGGCGTAAAGTTTGAGGCATGGGATCCGCAGCACCCCACCACCTCTTTCGGCACGTTTATTAAAACGATGCTGCGCGGTGCGGCATCAGGCATGGGCGTTAGCTACAACACGCTCGCCAATGACCTTGAGGGTGTGAACTTTTCCTCGATTCGCTCGGGTACGCTTGAGGAACGTGAAATGTGGAAGATCATGCAAACGTGGATGATCGAGCATTTCTTTACGGACGTTTTCGAGAACTGGTTGCTCATGGCGTTGACCACTCAAAAAATCCCCCTCCCGCTGGCGAAGTTTGAGAAGTTTAATAGTCCTGTGTGGAGGCCTCGCGGTTGGTCATGGGTTGATCCTCTTAAAGAGGTGAAATCCAACATCGAGGCAGTCAACGCAGGCTTTATGAGCGCGCAGGATGTGGCGAGCCAGCAAGGGCAGGATATCGAGGATATCTATGCGCAGTTGGCACTTGAGCAATCGTTGCGAGAAAAGCACGGCGTGACACTCGGCGAACCGGACTTGCAGGGAATGCAGGCGACACTTGAAGTGGGGAAAGAAGATGAAGAATAACGAGATCCGCAAAGACACAGTGCAAGCAGGGATCCTTTACCGCGCCGCCGAGTTGGGCGCGATCAACGAGGATGACCGCACCGTTGAGCTTTCATTCTCTAGCGAGGCAAGCGTTGATCGCTATTTCGGCGCAGAGATCCTCGACCATACCAATAAAAGCGTCATGCTCGACTGGTTCAATACTGGCCGCGCACCGCTACTTTCCGACCATGACACTACCAAGCAAGTCGGAATTATCCAACAGGCTGAAATTGGCAAAGACCGCCGTGGAAAGGCGGTTGTGCGTTTTGGAAAAGGCGCGCAGGCCGATGCTGAGTTTCAGGATGTCAAAGATGGTATTCGCGTCAACGTATCCGTTGGCTACCGGATCCATCAAATGATTCTAGAGGAAGAAAAGGGAAGTGATGCTGTGTACCGCGTCACCAAGTGGGAACCTTTAGAAATCTCTCTCGTTTCCATTCCAGCAGATCAATCGGTGGGAGTCGGTCGATCAACGGAGGAAAAGTGGGATATCGAAATCATCCAACGAAAACAAACCAACAAAACGGAGATTAAAATTATGGATAATCCTACCCCAGCCCCCGCGACCGTACCGGCCGCAGCGGCAATCAACGAGGCAACGCTGCGCGCTGCTTTCGCTAAAGAGAACGAAACCCGCACCAACGAGATCATGGCACTGGCCAAGCGTCACAACATGATCGATAAAGGTGCAGAGTTCATTGCTACCAACAAATCGGCTGATGAGTTCCGCACGCATGTGCTGGAAAATATCGGCGCGATTAAGCCCATCAGCACCGTGACCCAAGAAGTTGGGTTGACCGATAAGGAAGCGCGTAACTTTAGCTTCCTGCGTGCCATTGCCGCACTGGCGAACCCTACGGATCGCAAGGCGCAAGAGGCTGCTAAGTTTGAGCGTGAGTGCAGTGAAGCCGCAGCAGCCAAGTATGGCAAAGAGGCCCGTGGCTTCTTGGTACCTAACGAAGTGCTGAAACGCGATCTGTTGGTTGGTACGCCTACCGCAGGTGGTAACCTCGTGCAGACCGACCTGCTCGCGGGCAGCTTCATCGACGTGCTGCGCAACAAGCTGATCCTCAATGAGCTTGGCATCACCGTGCTTACCGGGCTGCAAGGGCCGGTGGCGATCCCTCGTAAATCGGCATCGTCCACGGCCTATTGGGTTGCGGAAAACGGTGCAGTGACCGAGAGCCAGCCTGCGTTCGATCAAGTCACCATGTCGCCCAAAACCGTGGGCGCTTTGGTGGATATCAGCCGCCGTATGTTCCTGCAATCCAGCCCCGATATCGAGAGCCTGGTACGCATGGATATCATCGACACGCTGGCCGTTGCGCTGGACGCTGCTGGTATTTCCGGCACGGGTGCATCGAACCAACCGCGCGGCATTCTCAACACCGTAGGCATCGGCTCGGTAGCGGGTGGCACCAACGGTGCCAACGTCACCTGGCAGAACGTGGTGGATCTTGAGGCTGCTGTTGGCACCGCAAACGCGGATGTGGGCAACCTTGCTTACCTCACGAACGCGAAACAGCGCGGTAAGTTCAAGGGCATCACGAAAACGTCGCCTGCTACCAGCTTTATCTGGGATGGTGGCGAAGCGCCAGTGAACGGCTACGCGTGCGGCATTTCCAGCCAAGTACCATCCAACCTCACCAAGGGTACTAGCGTTGGCGTTGCCTCGGCCATCCTGTTCGGTAACTGGGCGGATCTGGTGCTCGGCCTGTGGGGCGGCTTGGATCTCATCATCGATAACTCGACGGGCTCGGCAGCGGGTACGGTTCGCGTTGTCGCGCTGCAAGATGCTGACTATGGCGTGCGCCAAGCTGCATCGTTCGCAGCAATGCAAGACGCACTCTAGGATAACTAGGGTGGTGGGGCTGGCGGAGCAGTACGCCAGCCCCACTACGTTTTCAAACTGCATGTAACGCAACCAAGAGGTTACCATGAAAGTCAAGATTACAAGCGCCTGCGCCGGGGAAAACGGCGAACACCTTGCCGAAGGCACCACGCCCACCGTTGATGATGAATTGGGTAAAGCACTCATCCGTTCGGGCCGTGCAAAAAGCATCGGTGAGGATGAGGAAGATGAGCAAGGCGGCACCGATGAGGTGACCGAGCTGCTCAAGAAAACCAAAGACGAGCTGCTCGATATCGCCGCCGCCGAAAAAGCGGATGCCAATAAGACCATGAACAAGAACGAAATCGCGCAGGCGATTATCCTCAAACGCAGCGCAGCGGCGTAACATGGCATTTAAGGAAGATTTTTCTATCTTCTTTGACACCGATGGATTCGGGGTGGAGTTCACCTATACCCCATCCATCGGTGCATCACTCACATGCAAGGGCATCTTTGATAGCGCTTACAGCGCCGCGCGCGGTGGCGAGGTTGATATCGCCAGCCAGCAGCCGCAGATCGAATACGAAACCGCCGCCATCCCCGAACCTACCTATGGTGAGTTCGTGACCGTTGCAGGAAAGCAATACACCATCGTGGGCATCGAACCCGATGGCACGGGCACCACCACCCTCAAGCTGGAAGAAACAGACGATGACGCATGCTAGGGATCAGATCCGCGATGCAGTGCTGGCCGCTGTAACCGGCCTCACCACCACCAAAAAAAATGCATTCGCCTCGCGTGTGCATCCCGTGAATGACAACGATCTACCGTGCGTGCTGGTGTTCACCCGCGAGGAAACCAGCGAACCCATCACCATGGCACAGCCGCGCACCATGCAAAGCACGCTTACCGTGATGGTTGAGGGATATGTCAAACTCACCAACGGCTACGATGACAAGCTGGATAAAATAAGCGTTGAGGTCACCAAGGCCATTTATAATAGCACCTCCCTGCGTGCAGTGGTTCGGGATATTTTCTTATCTAACACGGCAATCACTTTGATTGGTGATGTCGAAAAACCCGTGGCGGTTGTGTCCATGAGTTTTACGGCGGAATACCAAACCAAAGAGAACGACCCAGAAACACTTGTTTAGGAGAACTGATTATGGCTACTCGCGTTGGTAAAGATGGCATTGTACGGATTGGATCCACCCCGGTCACCATCGCGGAAACCCGCGAATGGCAGTTGGAAACCACGGGGGAAACCACCGATTCCAGCAGCATGAACACCGTGACCAGCAACGGCGGCTGGCGCACGAAAGTGGCCACGCTGAAAACATGGGCGGGATCGATCACCTGTTTTTGGGATCCTACCGATACCACAGGCCAGCAAGCGCTGGATGCAGGGGTTAGCGTTGATCTCAAGCTCTACCCCGAGGGCAACACCACGGGCGATGCATTTTTCAGCGGCACGGCAATCGTGACCGGCGTAACCCGTTCGGCCACGCTTGAAGGCTTGGTTGAGGCGGTGTTCGCGTTTGAAGGCACGGGCGCACTCACCGAGGCGGTAGCACCGTAATACTGGCGGATTCACAACAACTATAGAGGTTAAGTTATGGCGAACACTACAGCAATTGACCGCGTAAAAGCGCACTACAAGCGGTTGGTGGATGAACCCAAGGTGATCCGCGTGCCAGAGTGGGATCAAGATGGTGATGAGTTTACCGTATATGCATCGCCACTGACGATCGCCGAGCGCATTAAGCTCAACCGACTCTCTGCCAATTCAATCGAAATGGCCGTTGAGGTGTTGATCCTTAAAGCCAAGGACGTAAACGGCGAGGCATATTTCACCCGTGAGCATAAACAGGATCTCATGCGCAGCGGCGATAGCGAAGTGATCCGCCGCATCGCGCAGGAAATCGTGGATGGTTCGCTCACCGATGCGGAACGAGTGGAACAAGCCGAGGGAAACTAACCGAGGATCCCGACCTGCTCATGCTGTACCGCCTCGCGGAACACATGAACAAGCGGATCCCCGAAATGATGCAAATGTCGGTTGAGGAGTATCTTGGGTGGATCGCTTACCATCGTGTGATGGATAAGCACCGATCCAAGGGATCCCGCTGGTTTGGAAAGTGATAGGGTATGCGCGGTTTAGGCTTTGATATTTTCGCCCGAGATAAGACCGGCCAGGCATTCGCGCAGGTCAATAACAAGGTCAACGGCCTCAACAAAAAATTCGATAGCCTGAAAGGCGCAGTGGGTGGCTTTACCAAGCTGCTGGCAGGTGGCCTTGCGGTAAAGTTTTTTTCCGATGTGGCGGCGAACGCTTCCAAGATCGATGACCTTTCCAACCGCCTCGGCATCAGCGCCGAGAATCTATCCCGCTACCAGTTCATCGCCGAGCGCGGGGGTGTGGAGTTGGATGGCATGGCCAAGGCCATGCAACGGCTCGGCGCAAACTCGATAGCAGCCGCGCAGGGTAACAACGCCGCCGCCGCTGCACTCACCACGCTGGGCATCAATGCGGCCACGTTCAAGAACCTTGGCATGGATGAGCAGTTTGCACTCGTGGCCGAAAAGATCCAGGGTGTTGAGAACCCCGCCGAGCGCGTGCGCATTGCCATGGATCTCATGGGCAAGGGCGGCGCGGAAATGTTGCAGGTCATGGATCAAGGCGGTGCCTCGTTCCTTGAATTGCGTGACCGTGCGGATGAGCTGGGCGTTACCCTCACCGATGTGCAGGCCAATGCACTCGATACCATGAATGATGCCTTTGATGATGTGGGCTATGCCGTGAAGGGCTTGGCACAAGATCTGCTCGCGTTCCTCGCCCCGGCCATTACCAAAATCGTCAACGCGGTAGCGTGGGCTATCTCGCAGTTTCAGGTGTTCGATCATGGCATGACAAAGATCGGCTGGGGGCTGGTTTCCCTCGGCAACAAGGTGGGCATCGTTTCGGATGAAATGTATAAATTGGCAACCATTGAGGCATACGAGCGCATCAATGGGCAGGTGAAGCAAACCAACAAATCCCTCGGGGATCAGGATGAGCTGCTGGAACGCATCAACGGTAAGATGCGGCAAACCCCTGCTGAAAGCAAAAAGATGGCCGATAAGGTCAAGCAGGATAACGAGGATATCAAAGACTCGGCCAAGGATCTCGGCGATAGCTGGAGCGAATCGATCAATGGCATCAAGGTTGATTTCAACGACCTCAAAGGATCCGCACTTAGTGCCATCCAAGAGATAGGGGAATCCATGCTCAAGAACTTCCTCAAGGGGCAGTTCGCTAGCAGCGGCGGCGGTACCAGCTTTGGCCTGGGCGATATCGGTAGCGCGCTCGGTGGCCTCGGCGATTTCTTTGGTGGGTTCTTTGCCGAGGGTGGAAACTTCATGGGCGGCAAACCCATCGTGGTGGGTGAGGAAGGCCCTGAAATCATTACGCCGCGGGCGGGTGGTAACGTCATCCCCAACCATGCGCTGGGCGGTGGTAGCAACACCATCAATTTCAATTTCCCACCCGGCACCGATGTAGCCAGTTTCCGCCGCAGCCAAAGCCAGCTTGCCGCCATGGCCAGCCAAGGCATGCAGGTTGGCAAAAAGAATATGTAAACCATTTTCCTGACCTCACGAAAATGGTTGAGATAGCATCCCCCGCACCGCCGCTGCGCGGGGTATTCTTGCGTAACATACGAGAGGTTACGCATGTCATTTGTTGAAACACAATTTCCACCCGATATTTCCTATGGCGCAACTGGCGGCGCTAAGTTCTCCACCGATGTAATCGAAACTTTCGGCGGATGGGAACAGCGCAACGTGAACTGGAGCCAAGCACGCGGCCAGTGGAATGTGAGCCATGGCGTTAAAACGGCCACGCAGCTTGATGCCCTTACCGCGTTTTTCCGCGCCCGCCGCGGGCGCGCGGTTGGTTTCCGTTTTAAGGATTGGGCGGATTTCAAAGCCACCGACCAGATCATCGGCACGGGCAACGGCACGGCCACTGCATTCCAACTCGTGAAAAGTTACACCTCGGGCGCGGTGACCGTCGATCGCACCATCAAGAAACCCGTGGCCGGTACCGTGCAGGTTTATAAAAATGGCGTATTGCAAGGCAGCGGGTGGAGCGTCAACACCGTGACCGGCGTGGTGACGTTCACCGCCGCCGTAGCTAACGGCGTGGTGGTTACCGCCAATTTCGAGTTCGATGTGCCGGTGCGGTTCGATACCGACCAGATGGATATCAACCTCGATACCTATAACGCATCCTCGTGGAACAGTATTCCCATCGTGGAGATCCGCGTATGAAGAACCTGACACCCGCCATGCAAGCCCATGTGCAGGGGCAGCTCTTAACGCTTTGCACCTGCTGGCACGTTATCCGCCAGGATGGCGTGGAGTTTGGCTTTACAGATCATGATGCGGATCTCATTGTTGATTCGCTTACCTATGCCTCGGCCACGGGCTTTACCGCTACAGCGGTGGAATCCAAGGCGGATCTATCCGTTGATAATATGGATCTCGATGGCGTGCTTACCAGCAGCGATATCACCGAAACCGATATCCTCAACGGCAAGTATGATTATGCCGAGGTTGAAATATTCATGGTCAATTACGAGGATCTCGCCGCGGGCAAGATCTATGTGAAGCGCGGGCGCATGGGCGAAGTGCGCACAGTGCGCGGCAAGTTCACCGCCGAAATGCGCAGCTTGAGCCAGCAGCTACAGCAAAAGCTCGGCGAGGTTTATACCCCCTCATGCAGCGCAGTGCTTGGCGATGCGCGATGCAAGAAAGCGCTGGGCTCGTTCACCGTCAACACCACGGTGAGCAGCGCCAGCGATCGCCAGAAATTCAAGGCAACCGCACTTACGCAAGCCGCGGGCTATTTCACGGGTGGCGAGCTGGTGTTCACCTCGGGCGATAACCTCGGCCTGCGCATGGAAGTAAAAGAGTTTAGCGCTACGCAGATCACGCTGGCGCTACCCATGCCCAACAGCGTTGATATCGGCGATGCGTTCACCATCATTGCGGGCTGCGATAAAACATCCGCCACTTGCAAGGCGAAGTTTGCCAACCTCGTCAACTTTCGCGGATTCCCCGATATCCCTGGGCTGGATGCAATGCTCGAAACCGCTGGCACCGCAGATCTGAGGTATTAAAATGAGCAATCAAACCGCTATCGTGGCCGAGGCTCGCCAGTGGATTGGCACTCGTTTCCATCACCAAGGCCGCATGAAAGGCGTGGGCACCGATTGTATCGGCATGGTGCTTGGAGCGCTACACAATGCGGGCGCCCGTTCTCGCCAGTTAGATGGCGCAGGCAATGCTGTCCCGTTCACCGACTTTGACCAGACCGATTACGCGCCAGATCCAAACAGCGCGCGGCTCAAACATACGCTTGATGAGCATCTTATCGAGATCCCTGTTGAACGTATCCGCGCGGGCGATGTGCTGCTGTTCAAGATCATCCACCTCCCGCAGCATGTTGGCATCGTTGCTAACCATCCAAGCGAGGGGCTTTCACTTATCCATGCCTACTCACCGGCCGGAAAGGTTGTTGAGGAGGTGCTTGGCAGTTCATGGCTATCACGGGTCATCGGCGCGTACCGAGTACCTAGCAAATGTTTCGGGGGTTAAAGCGTGGCACAGATTACCTTATCAGCAGTTGGCAACTATTTCGGTGGCCCCATCGGTGGTGCCATCGGCTCGTTTATTGGCGGCGCGATCGATTCAAAACTGTTTGGTAAAACCACCAAATTGCCCGACCAGATCGGCTCACGCATTGAAGATCTGTCCGTGCAGTCATCCACCTATGGCGGATCAATCCCGCAGGTGTATGGCTATGCTCGCCTCGCGGGCAATGTGATATGGGCACTCGATATAAAAGAAGTGGAAACCCGCAGCACCACCACCAGCGGCGGCGGTAAAGGTGGCGCAGGCGGCGGCGGTGGCAGTGCCTCACAAACCACCATCACCTACAACTACTATGCCACGCTCGCGATCGCCGTATGCGAGGGGCCGATTGATAGCATTGTGCGCGTATGGGCAGATGCCAAGGCGCTGAGTGGTGAGGAACTATCCGCCGCGCAAGGGAAATATGAAGCGTTTACGGGTACTGAAACGCAATCACCCTCGGCCATCATGGAACGCTATAAAGGCGCAGGCAACGTGCCAGCCTATCGCGGCACCGCGTATGTAGTGATCGAGGATATGCCATTGAAGGATTACGGCAATCGCATCCCCAACTTTACGTTTGAGGTGCTGCGCAAGGCGCAGTTCTCGCCATCGGTGGAGGAAAAAGTCGAATCCATCATGATGATCCCAGGCTCGGGCGAGTTCGTTTACTCGCCGGATGTAGTCAATAAGTTCGATGTGGTGCTGGATGTAAACGGCATCCCTCGCCAAACTGGTGAAAAGAAGGCCATCAACCAGCATACCTATGAAGGCAAAACCGATGTGCTGGTAGCGATCGATCAGATGATCGCCACATTGCCAAACCTTGAATGGGTTGGGCTGTGCGTTTCTTGGTACGCCACATCCAAAGACGCGGGTAACTGCGAGATTTTCCCTAAGGTGGAATACTATGAAACGCAGGCCACCACCACGCCTATTAGCTGGAGCGTGGCAGGCTATTCACGCAACACGGCGCAAGTGGTGCTGGAGTTTTCCGACGGTGTGCCAACCTATGGCGGCACGCCCAGCGATAAGAGCGTTTTGGATCTATGTGTTTACATGAAATCCAAAGGCCTGAAAGTGATGCTGTATCCGTTCCTGCAAGTGGATACAATCGCCACCATGCCGGGTGAGGACGATAAGCCATGGCGCGGGCGCATCGCACCAAGCTCATCCGCCGAGGTCACCACCTTCTTTACTCGCACCAATGGCTATAACCGTTTCATCCGCCACTACGCGCAGCTCAATATCGGCGGCGTGTATCTCAAGAACAATATCGATGCGTTTATCATCGGTTCGGAAATGGTGGGGATTACCAGCTATGATGCAGGCGGCAACACATACCCCGGCGTTACCGCATTCAAAACGCTTGCGGCTCTGGTGCAGACCGACCTCGGCGGCACCCCGCTGGTGAGTTATGCTGCTGACTGGAGCGAGTACCACACCACGGGCGGTTACTTTAATATGGATCCGTTGTGGACGGATACCAATATCGATTTCGTGGGGATCGATGCGTATTTCCCCATCACGCCCGACCTGCCACAATCGCAGATTACCGATGCGGTAATCAAAGAGTATTGGGAAAAGGGTGAGGGTTGGGATTATTACTACACCGATTCCATCGCCCGCACTGGCCTCACCTCGTATGGCGGTGATCCCAAGTATGCGTGGAAAAACGTGGAGCATTGGTGGAATAGCGCGCACACCAACCCGGTAGGTGGCGCTACCGGCTGGACTGCCAAGATGAAACCCGTGTGGTTCACCGAGTATGGTTTCCCCTCAACGGATGGCTGCGCCAACCAGCCTAATGTATTTTATGATCCGCGCAGCAGTGAAAGCCTGTTCCCCCGCGCAGGCCGTGGGCGCATCGATTTCCAAGCGCAGCGCGTGGCCATCAGCGCTACCGAGGATTTCCTTGAAGCGCGCCGCCTTGAAGCAGGCAATGCTGACCTAGTGCCGCGCCGTTTCCTGTGGACGTGGGATGCGCGCCCGTTTCCGTTCTTTCCCGACCTGCGCAACACCTGGGCGGATTACGCGCTTTATCCCACCGGGCATTGGGTCAACGGAAAGTTCGGCGGATCTACGCTCGGCGCGATCGTTGCGCTGCTGCTGCAAAAGGCAGGCCTTACCGCATCGGATTACGATGTAACGCGCCTCACCACTACCGTTGAGGGCTTTATCCTCGATAACCAAACCACCGTGCGCGAAGCCATTGCTATCCTGCAATCGGCCTATTTCTTTGATGCAGTGGAAACCGAGGGCATTATCCGTTTCGTACCTCGTGGCGGCACCTCGGCCATCACCATCGACGAGGATAAGCTGCTACCCACGGGCAGCGATGGCGTGCGGCAGAACATTGAGATCAAACGCGCGCAAGAACTGGATATGCCAAACCGCGTGAACGTGGACTATCTAAGCCGCACCAAGGATTACAACACAGTAACGCAGTTTTCCCTGCGCCAAACCGTGAAGGCCACCGAGATCATCGGCCTGCAACTGCCCATCGTGATGAGTGACCAGGACGCAAAGAAAATTGCGGATGTGGCGCTATACAATGCGTGGATCGGGCGCGTAACATATAGCTTCACACTACCGCCTGAATATCTGGCGGTGGAGCCGAGCGATATCATCACCATCACGGTCAATGGCGTGAACCATGTGATGCGTGTGATTAGCACCACCATGGCTCGCAATGGTTCGCAGGAAGTGCAGGCCACCGCCGAGGATGTATCCACTTATGATTTCTATACGCCACCCGGCGAAAGCACGGGCAGCGATGGGCAAGGTGTTGCCATCCCCGAAACCGAGCTTTACCTGCTCGACCTGCCAGCATTGCCCTATGACACGGGTGCCGATGGCGTACTGCGCGCCGCATGCGTGGCGCTAGGCGATAGCTGGCTTGGTGCTACCGTGTATCGCTCGACCGATGGCGGCGAGCTCGGCGGCAACAACTATAGCGCGCTCACTGGAACCAACAGTAAAACCGTGAAAGGCACCGTGCTGAATAACGTGGGTGTATGGACGGGCGGCAACATCATCGATACCGCCAATACCATCGATGTGGTGATGATTTTTGGCGAGCTATCGAGCGTCACAGATCTTGCCCTGCTCAATGGCGCGAATGCGGCGGTGATCGGCAACGAGGTCATCCAGTTCAAAACCGCAACGCTCACAGCGGATAAGCGCTACACCCTTTCCAACCTGCTGCGCGGGCGGCTCGGTACCGAGGCGGATATCGTGACACACCTTGCCGGCACTGATTTCATCCTGCTGGATGGCGGCTTGAGTATGATACCCATGCCCGCCAGCACGTTCGGCCTCATGCGCCATTACAAGGCCGTGACTCTAACCGATACGCTCGCCAATACCGCCGAGCAGCCTTACATCTACACGGGCAAAACCCTGCGCCCATATTCGCCTGCGCATATTGTGGGCGTGCGCGACGGTAGCAACAACCTCACCATTTCATGGAAGCGTCGCACCCGCGTATCGGGTGAGTGGCGCGATGGTGTGGATGTGCCGCTTGGTGAGGAAAACGAGCGCTACGATGTGCAGATTATGAACGGCACCACGGTGGTGCGAACCTTTAGCGCGATCACCACGCCGAGCGTTGTTTATAGCGCCGCGAATCAAACCACAGATTTCGGCTCCCCGCAGAGTTCGGTGGCGGTTAAAGTTTATCAACTATCCACCGTGTTCGGTCGCGGTGTAGCTGGCGAAAGAACGGTATAGCACATGGCAAGCAGTCCTAATCTGGGCATTCCCTACGTTGAGCAAGGGCAATCCCAAAAAGAAGTGACGATGAACGAGGCCATCACCATCCTTGATGCGGTGATCGGCGGCGGCGTTCTTGATAAGGATCTAGCCACACCGCCGGGATCACCCGTTGCGGGCGCGCGCTACATCGTTGCCGCATCGCCTACGGGCGCATGGACGGGCAAGGCCAACCAGATAGCTTACTATTTCAGCGGCGGCTGGCGCTTTATCATCCCCGGAAATTCGTTTTTTGTGTGGGTGGCCGATGAAGGGATCATGTACGCTTTCAACGGCACCGCATGGGTAGTGGCCAGCGTGGGCAGTGGCGGCAGCATGTTCGGCATTAACGGCACCGCCGACACCACCAACCGGCTGCTGGTCAATTCCGATGCCATCCTGTTCAACCATAATGGCACCAGCGTGCAGGCGAAGCTCAACAAAAACGCCATTGGCAATAGCGCCTCGTTCTTATTCCAAACCGGGTTTTCAGGCCGCGCCGAGTTCGGCACCTTGGGCGATGATAATTTTACTCTGAAATCCTCGCCCGATGGCAGCACATGGCTTGATGTCATCAAGATGATGGCAGCCACCGGGCGCGTGGCCTTTAAGTCGATCGGCACTGGCCTCACCGCCGCAGGTACCAACCAAGGCACCGCGCTTGCCATCACGAAAACTATGTCCGAGTTCACCACGGTGGCCGCATCCACTGGCGGGCGTTTGCCCACCCCGGAGCCGGGTGAGATCTTTGTCGTTGCCAATAAAGGTGCGAACGCGCTGGCACTTTATCCGCCCAGCGGTGCGACCATCGATAGCCTCGCCGCGAACGCCGCGTTGAGCATGGCCGCGAACACCCGCAAACTATTCTTTGCTTTCACCGCCACCCAATTTTACTCACTGTAAGGAGAGCCGCCTTGCCCGAACAAGAACAACAAAAACAAGTGTGGGGCTTTGAGCGCCGTATCTCACCCACTTGGGTATTAACCACATTTGCGCAGGCCATCGTGCTGATCTGGTATGTGGCCACCAGTAACGCGGAAATGCAAGGGCGGCTTGCCAGCCTTGAAACGTGGGTGCGCACCAATGACCAGATGGTTGTGCGCGTAACCCGCCTTGAAACGCAGATGACCGGCATCGAGCGTGGGCTGGAACGTATCGAAAAAAAAATCGATCAAATAAAATAGGGGGAATCCATGACCACTCGGGAAAAACAGATCGACGTGCTGGCGCGCACCTTGCTGGGCGAGGCCAAGGCTAACAACGTGGATGATGCCATTGCCATCGCCTGCGTGGTGGTCAATCGGATTGTGCTACCCAACTGGCCGGATGATGCCGTAGCGGTGTGCCTCCAGCCGTTCCAGTTTTCATGCTGGAATAGCAACGATCCGAACCGCGCGCGCATAACGAAAGCCGCCGCGCGCCCAGGCTCATGGTTTGAGAAGTGCATCGAGATCGCCACCGCCGCGGTTGATCGCAAGTTGCCGGATCCTACCAAGCGCAGCACACACTACCACACCCCCACCGTGAAACCCGCGTGGTCAAAAAAGAAAACGCCAGTGTATGAAACCGCAGGCCATCGGTTCTTTAACGATATCGATACCCCGCCGCCTGCCACCGCAACCGAGGCGCTAAACCAAACCGCCCCACTTGGCAAAACCGATACCATGGTGACCGCCAAGGTGGCGGGCATGGCAAGCGTTGGCATCACCGCCGTGTCGCAAACCGTGGAAGCACTGGAGCCTGCATTACCGCTGGCGCAAACGCTCGCCGCCGCAGCACCCTGGGCGATTGTAGCCATCTTGGCTATCGCCTTGGCCTATGTGGCGTGGAGCCGCGCGCAGGCACGCAAGGCGGGCGTAGCATAATGGGCGCCCTATTCGCATCCTTGTGGGCGCGCTTTCAGGGCTGGCTGCTCATCGCAGTGGGCGCGGTCATGGCGGTGGTGCTGATATTCTACCGTGGCAAAACGGCTGGCCGTGAACAGGCCGTAAACAAGCAACGTGAGGTGGATGATGCAGCGCGTAAACGTATGGACGGTGTTAAGCCTGCTGATGCTGGCAGCACTATCGACAGCCTGCGCAACGGGAAGTTCTAGCAGCGCGGTCACGCCCAAGGTGCCAGATTACTCCCGCCAGTTTCAGGCCAAAGCCGCCGAGGAAATTGAACGGCTTGGCCCGCCTTGCGCGCATGATGTGGTGATCGACGGGTGCAGCGCTGTGTTACGGCTGGTGATTGATTACAAACAAACCCGCGACAAGATCCGCGCTATTCGTGGTTAGAATCCCCACGCAGGATCCACACCGCCAGCGCTAGGGATACAACCCCGCATCCGATAAGGTAATTGCCACCGCTGATATCGAACAGCGGCACGAGCCATGAAAACATGGATGCGGAAAGCCCCATGAATATGGATAACGCCCATCCCAATATGGATCCCACCAGCTTTAGTTTGCACATAGCGCAACCCCTTGATATATAGCGGGGGCGCTTGTGGTGTAGATGGTTCAAAGGCCGTATAATTTACGGCACATTTACGGCAAGGGAATACGCAACTAGTTGTAATGCCAACGTTTATCGAGTCCAGTCCTGGGCACCAAAACTAAAATGCGGGGGCTTCCCGTAACCTCCCATATATCCACAAAGCGGCTCACCGCCTTTGTTTTATAGCTTGCGTCGTTTTCCTAACTTCCCTAGATTTCCCGTATAGTAACACAAAATTACGGCAAAACTACGGCAAAGTTTACGGCAAGGAATATATGGCATTCATACGCAAGCGCAAAGATAGATGGGCAGCTGAGGTGCGTGCCAAAGGCGTATATCGTTGCAAGTCATTCCCCACCCGCGCCGAGGCTCAACGATGGGCGCTTGATCTTGAAATGCAGCTTGGCAAAAAATCGTTTGTTATCAGCTCACATAGTATGCGTGAAGCAATGCAGCGTTATGCTTTAGAAGTAAGCCCATCGCACAAAGGCAGTCAGTGGGAAATCGTGCGGCTCAAGAAGCTGCAACGCGATCCAATCGCTGATATTATGCTGGCTGATATCTTGCGCGATGATATTCAGTTGTGGATCGAGCGCCAAACCATCAGCAATGCCAGTATTAACCGTGAGCTAACGATGATCGCGGCAGTATTGCGCGAAGCGCGTGTTCGCTGGAAATGGATGGCGCACAACCCTATGGTTGATGTGAAGCGACCCAAGCAACCAGCTGGACGCGATAGGCTGCTCAGTAATGATGAGATTGATCGGCTTTTATTGGCGCTGGAATACGATGAAAAAGCGCCAGTGAATACATTGCGCCAGGAAATAGCCGTTGCACTCTTGCTGGCCCTTGAAACCGCTATGCGCCAGGGTGAGATCTGGGGGCTGGATTGGTCACTTGTTTATCTTGATCGTAAATTTGTAACGTTGCCAGACACCAAAAACGGCATGCGTAGAGATGTGGCGCTATCACCGCGTGCGGTGAAGCTGCTCAAGAAGCTATCACCGAAAAAAAGCGGGCGCGTTTTTAATGTTGCCCAAGCAACAGCTGGCACCGTATTCCGCCGCGCCGTGGCGATGGCTGGCTTACCCAACTTTACTTTCCATGATTCTCGGCACACGGCAATCACCAACCTCGCCCGCAAACTTGATGTGCTCGATCTTGCCCGCATGGTTGGTCACCGTGATATCCGCAGCCTGCAAACCTACTACAACGCTACTGCTGAGGATATCGCCGCGCGATTGGCTTAGCGCCGCCGCATGATCCAGGTTTTCACCTCGGCAGCTACCCACCTCCGTCCGCCTGTTGGTAAAACAATGGGCTTGGGAAAGCCTGGTTTCTCCAAATAATGATTTTGTACAGTTTTCTTAGAGAGTCGTACAAATATAGATATATCATCCGCATCCCAAAGATCGTTATCGAGTGAGCGGCGATCCATGCGCGCGATTAAATCACGCACTGCGCGCGCTAATTCTGATTCCTCATCAGTTTCTTTTTTTGTCATGCGGGTGGCCTTTCGGTGGAATTTCTAGGATTTCATTGGGGGTGAGAGCTGTAATTTCCCAAATCTTCAAAAAAAGAATTCGCATTGCTTTGAAGCGCAGACCTGTATCGATCCTGTATTGGGTAGTCCTGCTTGCTCCTATGGATTTCCATAGTTTTTCAAGAACTTCTCGACCGAGCTTATCCGACATTTTCATAAAATATCCATCATGGAAACAAATCTAAATCTCATAGATAGATACTTAATGTCAAGAAACTTGTTTCACTTTTTTATTGTCAGGTTTCATTATCTGAAATAGATTGTGCATAACCGTTAATAACTATTAAGGTAGCCCATGGCCAAGAAATCTATAAATGCCGAATCTGAGCGGCCAAAAAATAACTTGAGGTCTATCCGTGATTCGCGCGGATTAACTCAGGATGAGGTGGCCCGCATGGTTAATCCTCCAACTACAAAAAGCCAAATTTCAAAGTTGGAAAATCTATCGTTAAGACTCAACGATATTTGGGTGAGCAAGTTGTGCGAAGCCTTGGGGGTTACCCCGGATACACTCATGATGGAGGGTGTGCCTGTATCGGGAGGTTTTAAGCCAGTAGATCACGATCTGATGTCAGATATCGCCAGGGCTATCGAGAGGGTAGCTAACAAGCGCGGCCTAAAAATGTCTAAGGAGCAATTTTTAGATCTATGCGTTGAGCTTTATAATTATGTTCAAGATTATAGGAGCAAATCGGAAAAGGTGGAAATCAATGCTGCTATGGTTGAAATTTTTATGGATTTGAAGCAACGTGCAGCCATCTAACGACAATCACAAAAATGAAAGCGAAATGATTTATTCGCTGGCCGAAAGGTTTCTGCCGGACAGGTACTTAGACAAAGAATCTAGGGCGGTACATATACCCGTGCTTCATGTTATTGCCGCCATATTGATGTTAGGAATTTTGGGCATCGCTTTTTATGCCATCGGCAAAGTAGGCAATCAATATATCATCGATAATTCCTACACTGATAATTCAAAGTATATACAAAGCATTAATGTGCGGAACAATCCTTACGTCAAAGATTTGAGAAAATGGACAGAGTTGAGCCGTGAAGAAAAGAGCGCGATTAAGCAAGAGGCATTGATTAGATTTCCGCAAATTAAAGGCATCGGAAATGGCGTAAATTGGCGACCAGTAGCAGAATGGTTAGCGGAAGATAAGGGCGTTATTCATAGTAATCCAAGAGATTTATTCAGGGATCGGGCCAGCGAGCCAAGAGATTCTCATTGACTGCCCTCAATTTTCATTATTGCCTTACCAATAATTTCTGGGATTTGAGTCTGCACTGCATTGCCTATTGCTTCAAGTCGCTCCACCCAATAGGGAATCCCATCATTAGCTCTGCAAAGCATGGGTGAGTATAGAGCGGATCGCTTTCTGAGATCCTCAATCCCTCCGACATTTTCGAGCCACGAAAATGGCGACTGCCACGAAAGCGGTTTCTTGTTGCCCCTCTGGCTTCCGTTGCCACCAAGGTGGGCAATAATCCAAACTCGATCCCTTCGATGCAGGGTGCCGATGGCACAAGCCGGAATAATAAATGGTTGCACGGTGTAGCCGAGATTTTCCAAGTCAAGTTTACAACGGGCGAATGCCATATTGGTGAAGTTAGCAACATTTTCGCCAATGACCCAAGTGGGCTTCCATTCTTTAATAATTCGGCACATTTCCGGCCAGAGATCGCGGTCATCCTCCGCACCTCTTTGCTTCCCTGCGAGGGAGTAGGGTTGGCAGGGGAACCCACCGGTGATGAGATCAATGGTTTTGATTCCATCTCTTTTGAGCTTTGATTTTTTGAGTTTTCGTATGTCGTCATAAATCGGCACCTCGCTCCAATGTTTGCGTAGAATTTTTTGGCAGTAGGGTTTGATCTCGCAAAATGCGGCGGTTGTCATACCGGCCTTTTCAAGCCCTAGCGACATGCCACCAATTCCTGAAAAGAGATCTAAAACCTTCATGCTCATATTAAAACACTGCTGGGAACCTCCAGTAAGATGTTGCCATAAAGAAACATCCGCAACAAAATATCTAAAACAGAAACCGTTTCCGATTGACTAATGTTTCTATCTTTGCAACTTATCCACCTAATAAGAAAACAACACGCACAGGGGTGGATATGTACAAAGATAGCGTAAACTCTCGTAATGTTGCGATTACCCATTATGGCGCACCTTACCATCATATTTTCCAATCTACTGGATCAGTTTCCCAAGCCTCGGCAAGGCGGCAGGTACGCAAGCGGCAAAGCCTTTTAGAGGTTATAGGCAACGCCCTTGCGTGCCTGCTCATCATCGCCATCGTTGATATCGCCCTCATCAATTTCTTTGCATTCCCTGACTGCAACCGCGTCACCCGCGATTGCTTCCTCGTGGAGAATCTGTGGGGTGCAAAATGATCCGCCTGCGCCGCGCTCCCGATTTCGTTATCGGCAATCCCGATGCGCCTTATTTGCGCCGCTGGTGGATCCTCCCCCGCAACCACTTCTTTAACATCTACCTGCACCAGATCTTGCGCAGCGATGATGACCGCGCGCTGCACGATCACCCATGGTGGAACGTGTCGATCATCCTCAAGGGTGGATACCGCGAGTGGATGCCGATGTATCTGCCCAAGCACAAGCTCACCTTGCCCAATTGCAGCCAGCAGATCGGCGAGATCCGCAAATCGGGTGATTTTATTTTCCGCGCCGCGCGTTACGCGCATCGGCTGGAGCTGCTCAACAATGGGTATAAGAACCCGCCGCAGGCCATCCCATGCTGGAGCCTGTTCATCACTGGCCCACGCATCCGCGAGTGGGGGTTCCATTGCCCGAACGGTTGGCGGCACTGGCGTGAGTTCATCGGCGTGGCTGATGGCAATGCCAAAGGCGATGAGATCGGCCCCGGATGTGGGGAGCTATGATGGAAACCGTACCCGTCACGCAACTGCCAGCAGGTGCCGCACGGTACGCGATGCCGAATGTGGCGGTAACCGCAAACGGTAAAGCGAAATCCAAAAGCTGGTACCAGCCCGCAGGCTTTGCCGATGCCCTTTACGAGCCATGCCGCGGCGAAACCGCCGTGTGGTGTTCGGTCATTACGCAAGCGCTGGTGGATGCGCGCAGCAACAGCACAAAATCGGAAGCGATCCGCAACAAGCGCGAGGCGCTTGCGTGGTTCGATAGCGCAGCATTCCGCGATGTGTGCCTTCTCGCCGATTTACACCCCGACGCTACCCGCGAAAAGATCCGCACTGCCATCGAGAACGATGTGCAGTGGCGGTTACCCGCTGGCCAAGGCTGGCGCACCAAAGGCCGTGAACTTCTAACCCCAAAAGGTAACGCATGAACACCGTAGTTTTTCCCGCCAGCTATATCGCAAAAATCGCCGATTGCTTGGAAGCGCACAGCATCACCGTGCTGCGCCGCCCCACTGCCACCAAGAACTACCTCACCATCCTTTCCGCCGAGCTAAAGACCGCGCTCGAAAATGGCGAAGCGGCACAGGCTCGCCTGCCCAATGGGGATAGCGAAGGCATCACCGTGGAGTGGTGCGAAGCCAACATGGCGTTTGCCGTGATGGATGCAGGCAAAGCCATCGAGTGTTTCCCGACCCGCAAAGAGGCCGTGGCGCACGCAAACGAACTCGCAACAGGGGGTGTGACACATGGGGAAGCAAACACGGCGGAACGCGCATGTTAAAAAACTTCCAGCAGGGCGTGCGCAAGGCACCGAGTGGAACATCCACACAGCTAAAAGCACGCGCGGCAAAAGCGGCTTTGGCTGGCAAGAGTATCCTGAAAATGACGGTGCCGCTGACAACGATGGATGCGTTGCACTTTGGCGCGCCGTGCTCGCCCAAGCCATCATGGATGCCAAGAGCCGCCGCACCAAGCCAGAGTATGGCTACATTCGCAACACCGCCATTTTCTGGCTGCTCGAAAACACCGTTGATTTCACCATGGTGTGCGACTTCGCGGGATACGAGCCCGATGCCACGCGCAAGCTCATCCTCAACGCACAAGCGCGCGGCTTTATCTGGCGTGCAGGCGACCACCAACGAACCAAACATGACCGTGCCAGCATGGATGATCTCGGCACTTTCACGCCGTGCGCAATGACGCGCGCGGTGCAACTGGAACTTTTTTAGAGGGGGATGACCATGCAGCAACAGTTATTCTTTGACCAGAAAGCAGTTACAGCCGATTTCCGCGATCGCTTAAAGTGCGGTGACGTGGGCGATTGCCCCACCTGTGGGCGGCATGCGCAACTCTACCGCCGCAAGTTCCATTCCAGCATCGCCCGCCAGCTCATCAAGCTCTACCGCCTCGGCGGCACCGCCCATTACATCCACGCCAGCAAACTTATCCTTGATGGGGTGACCGGCGCGGGTGACTTCACCAAGGCCAAGTATTGGGGGCTGATCCATTCGCGCATCAACACCGATGCTGACACGAAAAGCAACGGCCAGTGGATGCTATCCGCCGCCGGGTTGGCATTCGTGCAGGGCAAGCTGCGCATCCCCGCCGAGGTGATGGTGTTCGATGATGAGGTGACGGATGAGAGCGCCGAAACCATCAGCATCAACGATGCCCTGGGTGACCGCTTTAATTACCACGAACTGATGGAAGCATAACATGGAAATACTTGATCTTGATGGCATGGGCAAAGAGCATGAGGATTGGATCCGCCACGCGGCGTTCGATCAAGTGCGCAAGCTGCACCGTGGTAAGGAAAAGACTATCGCCGAGCTGGTGGCCGATGCCACCACGCTTACCGCTTTTTTCCTCGCGCCCGTGGAGAATAAAGCCCCCAAGAAAACCGCGCAGGTCATCCCCCTCACGGTGGTGAGCAAAGACACTGTGCCACCCGTCGATGATAATGCCGCGCTCAAGCGTTTCTACCAGCGCTACAACGAGGATAACGCCCTCGCCATGACGGATAGCGAATGGAACGAGTGGGTAAACAAACTGCCCAAGGATGAGTTCCACGCGATGATCTCGGTGCATGATGCCCGTGAAGGGGGTGAAGCATGAGCGCTCCCCAAATCGATGCCGTTTCCGATATTCTCGATGCGGTCACTCATGAGTGCTGGCAGGCAGTTCTTGGAATATGCGGCAAAAATCTGCCCGTGCTGCTCGCCGTAACCAGCGCCATGCACGATATCGCACGCATCAATAATACCGTGTGGATCGAGGGAAAGATCCTCACCAGCAAGCCCGTCAAAAAAGAAGGGGATGAAGCATGAGAGCGCGCCCAATTCTTTTTTCTGGTGCCATGGTGCGTGCGCTGCTCGATGGCAGCAAAACGCAAACACGGCGGGTAATAAAGCCGCAGCCTGCCGAAGGCGAATCCATTTTTATGATGGGGTTGGTGACCCAAAGCTGGATTGCTGGAAAGGTCAATGACCTCAACCACCCGCGTGAGGTGATACCTTGCCCTTACGGTAAGCCGGGCGATCTGCTGTGGGTGCGTGAAACCATCGCATACCAGTGGCCAGATGATTGCGATAATGGGCGTGTTTATCCCGATGATGAGGGTGATGATATCCGCGAGTTTGGCAGGCCCATTAAGCAAGCCGAGTGCGATATCCTTTATGCCGCTACAGATCTCGATGCTGAATGGATGGGGGATAACGGCGAGCCATGCAAGCCAAGGTGGAAACCATCAATTCACATGCCGCGCCGCGCCTCGCGCATAACTCTCGAAATCACGGGTGTGCGCGTTGAGCAGCTTTGGGAAATTAGCGAAGCGGATGCGATAGCGGAAGGTGCGGAAAAGCTCGGCTACGATGAGAATTATAACTGTTTTGTGCGTTCCGATAACGGCACCCACCGCACGGGGTTTTTTGGCTTGTGGCATTACATCAACGGGCCTGAATCGTTTGAGGCTAACCCTTGGTTATGGGTGGTTGAGTTCAAGGTGCATCAGCGCCACGTCGATGAGATCCTGCGCGAGCGAGGTGCCGCTTAATGCGCTACCTTTCCGTATGCTCGGGCATCGAAGCGGCCACCGTCGCATGGCACCCATTGGGTTGGGAGCCTGCTGCGTTTAGCGAGATCGAGGCTTTCCCGCGCGCGGTGCTGCAACACCATTATCCGCATGTGCCATTGCACGGCGATTTCACCACCATCAAAGGCGATGAATATGGATCAATTGACCTTCTTGTCGGCGGAACCCCCTGCCAAAGTTTCAGCATCGCCGGTAAGCGCCTCGGATTGGATGACCCGCGTGGTAACCTATCCCTCGAATATCTTGCCTTGGCTGTACGACTCAACGCCACCTGGTTTGTTTGGGAGAATGTCCCCGGTGTATTCTCAAGCGCCGATGGCGACGACTTCGCAGCTTTCATCAGCGCAGCCACGGGCATCGAATACCAAGCGCCAGCAGAAGGCTGGGGCAACGCAGGCATCGCCGCAGGCCGCAGTGACCGATACGGCATTGCGTGGCGGGTGCTTGACGCTCAATATTTCGGAGTGCCACAGCGCCGCCGCCGTGTGTTCGTTATCGGATATCTTGGAGATTGGCGACCTGCCGCCGCAGTATTATTTGAGCGCGAAAGCCTGCGCGGGGATATTACGCCGCGCCGAGAAACGGGGGAAGGAATTGCCGGAACAATTGGCGCACGCACTGGCCTTAGTAGCGGAGCGCAGGACGCACAATGCGGCCACATGATTCCAGCCACGGCGGGTACGCTTTGCGCTGATTCCCACCCCGGTGCCTATACCGGGCAAGATGCCTATAGCGATCGCTTAATCCCGTGGCCGCAGAATGAAGTGAGCCACACGCTGCGCGCCCAACATGACGCAAGCGAGGATGGCAGCGGGCGCGGCATCCCGCTGGTGACGCAATGCCTGCCTATCAATACGCAGATTGCCATGCGTCATAACGAGCTGGGCGAAGGCACTGGCATGGGCATTGGTGCGCCCGGTGATCCGGCATTCACTTTGCAAGCCCACCACCATCATGCTGTGGCTATTCCCATTCACGACAAAGCAACCCGTCACCAAGGCGGCGGGCGTGAGGGTAACGATGGATGCAGCAACGGCCTAGGTGTTGGCAAGCAGGGCGATCCCATGCCAACCCTTGATTGCAACAGCCGCCATGCCGTTGCGTTCGATTGCAAAGCCAGCGCCAGCCGCGATATCGCCCTTGGGCCAGTAAGCCCGACCTTGCGCGCCATGCCGGGTAGCGGCGGCGGGCAAGTGGCAGTGGCATTCGCGCAAAACACCCGCGACGAAGTGCGCGAAATGAATGTGGTGGGTGCGCTATCCGCAGATCCAGGCATGAAACAAACCAGCTTCTTGCGCCTCGGTATGGGCGTGCGCCGCCTAACACCACGCGAGTGCGAACGCCTGCAAGGCTTTCCCGATGACTACACGCTCATCACCGTGCGCGGAAAACCCGCCGCCGATGCACCGCGCTATAAATCCCTCGGCAACAGCATGGCACGCCCCGTCATGGAATGGATCGGCCAGCGGATCCAAGAAGTTCAAACCATCCTCACTGCAAGGAGGCATTAACCATGCGAAAGATTAACCCCGAAAAGATTAACCCCACGGCGGCGGTTTCGACCATCACCGTGGCCTATACCTCCCTCGTTATCGGCCTCAAACTTGATGGCTACATAGCCATTAGCTGGACGCTGCTGCTTGCCCCACTATGGGCGCCCATTGCGATGGTGATGGGTTTGATGGCGGCATTGTGCGTGGCATGGCTGGTGTTGTGGTGCATCTGCGCCGCTGCACGAAAGGATGGTGGCCAGTGAGCAACGGACGTTTCTGCATCATTCCCGCCCGCGCGCTCGGTGATAAGCGGCTCAACCGTACAGATATCATGGTGCTTAATGCGCTCGGCCTGTTCGGCAACAAGGAGGGCTGGAGCTTCCCGTCAACCAGCACGATCGCGGATATGATCGGCGCGCACCGTGTATCGGTGAGCAAGGCGCTATCCAGTTTGGCCGCATGCGGTTATGTGGAAACGCGCACGCGGTACCGTACCGATGGTGGGCAGACCTCTAACGAGTATCGCATCCTGTTTGATGCACCCAGCGTGCAGGGTAGCCTTGACTTAGGCATGCCATCCGCGCCGGATTATGATGGTGAACCCCCTGTAGCGGATTCACTGCCCCCCTGTAGCGAAACCGCTACACCCCCTGTAGCGGCTGGTACTACACCCCCTGTAACTGAGCCGCTACACCATATTAAGGAACCTACCTTAACTCCCCATTCTAACACTGCTTTGCTTTCCGCAGGCGATGCGAGCGCGGATGCAAAAGGGATCCTCCCCGAGTTCGCCGAGGTGTACCAGCGGGTGCTTGAGATCCTCAACTCACCCACGCCCTACAGCGGGGGGCCGGTTCACCAATGGCTTGCTGGCGGTGCCATCCCCGAGGTGGATATCTACCCCACCATCAAGCGCATTGCAGCAGGCCGCGAGAAGCCACCAACCACGCTCAAATACTTCACCCAAGCCATTGCCGATGCAGTGGCGGATCGCCTCAAACCCATGCCAGAAGGTAACCCCTATGCAAAACCTAGCGCAGCACACCAGCAACATCATCGCCCAAGCAAAACAGAACGGCTCATTGCAGCAGCCAAACGGGCAAACGGCGGTAGCTTTGGCTTTGATGCAGTGCCCCAAAGCCCAAACGGAATTGACGGTGATGCTCATGCAGTGCTTTCAAGCATTGAAACTGTACGGTAAGGAACCCGAGCAGATCGAGGGCGTGATCGCCATGTTTCGCATGGTGCTGGCGGATTACCCGATGGATAAGATCCGCGCGGCGTTCGGGTTCTACTTGCGCCATAACAGCGAAATGCCCGCCCCAGCCGATATCGCCACCATCATCGAGCGTGGTGGTAAACCACCGTTTGAGCGTGCGGTGTATGTAAGCCTATCCAAGAAGCATCCCGAGGAACGTACCGCCGCCGAGTGGGAATATATGCGCGACTATGAGCGTTTCACCATCAGCGGTAAGCACTAAAAACCACCTCCCTGCGAACGCGCGCGCAAGCGAGAATGCCTCAATGATCCCATGAGGTATTTATGACCATCCAGCCCGGTAAAAAAGATTTCAAGCTGCTGCAAGGCGCTACCTTTGAGGAGTTAATCACTTGGAGCGATGGGGCTGGGCCTATCAACCTCACGGGCTACACAGCGCGGATGCAAGCCCGCGAGGAATACGAAAGCGCCACGGCGTTCATCGATATCAATACGGGCAATGGCGGCATCACCCTGGGCGGCGTGGCTGGCACCATCGCGCTGCTCATCACCGCAACAGCTACCGCCGCCATCACCGCCGAGCATGGTTACTATGACCTTGAGCTCGTATCGCCCACGGGGCGTGTCTATCGCCTACTGCAAGGCAAAATCTGTGTAAGCAAAGAGGCCACGCGATGACCGTAACCGTTACCGAGTCCACCGTTGTCACCGTAACGGAAACGGGCATCAATGTTATTACAGCAGGAACGCAGGGCGCAGAGGGCGCTAGCGGTACTGGCATCGGCGATATGCTGCGCAGCGTTTATGATCCGGCTGGTGTGGTCGGGCAGCTCGCGGGTAAGACGTATGTGGATGGCCAGCTCGCGGGTAAGGCTCCCACCGTGCATACGCATACCATAGCCGCCGTAACTGGTTTACAAACCGCGCTGGATGCAAAAGCCGCATTAGCCCACACGCACGCCGCGGGCGATATCACAAGCGGTACCATGGCCGATGCGCGCATTGCCGCCAGCAACGTGACACAGCACCAAGGCTCTATCGTTCACCAGTCAATCAGCGGCGCAGGCACCAACACACATGCGCAGATCGATACGCACATCGCGGATGCTACCAAGCACCGCGTCATCAACGATGCGGGATCCGCCACCACCGACCTGTGGAGCGCCAGCAAGATCACCACCATGCTGGCGGGAAAGGCGAATACATCGCACACGCACGTCATCGCCGATACCACTGGCCTGCAAACCGCGCTGGATGCAAAAGCCGCTTTATCCCACACTCATACCGCCTCGCAGATTACCGATTTCACCGAGGCCACGCAGGATGTGCTGGGCAGCACGCTGGTTGCAGGCAGCAACGTCACCATCAATTACAATGATGTGGCCAATACTGTCACCATCAGCGCCACGGGCGGCGGCGGTGGCGGTGGCGTAACCGACCACGGCGACCTTACCGGGTTGGGCGATGATGACCACCCGCAATATATGAACACCGCGCGCGGCGATGTGCGCTATGCACCTCTCGCGCACACGCACGCCGCCGCCGATATCACCAGCGGTACCATGGCCGATGCACGCATTGCCGCCACCAACGTAACGCAGCACCAAGGCAGCATTGCCCACCAGTCAATTAGCGGCGCAGGCACCAATACGCATGCGCAGATCGACACCCACATCGCCGATGCCACTAAGCACCGTGTCATCAATGATGCGGGATCCGCCACCACCGACCTGTGGAGCGCCAGCAAGATCACCACCATGCTGGCGGGCAAAGCGGCCAGCACGCACACCCACGTCATCGCCGATACCACTGGCCTGCAAACGGCACTCGATGCCAAGGCGGCGTTATCGCACACGCACGCCGCGGGCGATATCACCAGCGGTACCATGGCGGATGCGCGCATTGCCGCCACCAACGTCACGCAGCACCAGGGCAGCATTGCCCACCAGTCGATCAGCGGCGCAGGCACCAAC